ATCAGTTATTAAACTTTAAAACTCTTTATTAAGAGAATAATCGACTACACCGATTATATTTTATGTGTGTAAATAAATTTACATCAATTAAATGAGGGTACATTAACATTCACTACAGTAATAGTAGGAATACAAAGGAAGAACAGACAAGTGAAATCTGTACCTGCAGCAGCATGAGTGGTGAGCATAACACCATTCCACGGAATAGAATTAACAGACGGATCAGCCATTAGTGGCATGATCATGCATGCTGTATTATTGTCCGTGCCATCAGCAAAGAAACCATTGTAATAATTGTTATAATCTGCGAAAGCAAAATTGAACAAATTTAAATCTGGTAATGCAAATTGAATGGACCCATTTGTACGAATGGATGTCATTGCTGTACCACCATTGCCATTGGTTTGATATAAACCATTGTTGTTCACAAGTTTTGAATTCTGTGACACAGTACTAGCCCCAGCAGAAAGACTGGCCAATCCAAGAACTCGGTTTGGTGCTATAGAATTTCTGGTCATACGTTGAATAGAAATCGCATCACTTTGATCTTGCAAACTAGGTGTAACGGTGAAATTTACAGAACCCCTATAACCAACAAAGCATGACGAGATGTATGGCAAAGGGTGCATCCAAGTATAAGAATAAGTTGCTGCTCCCGTAGTTATAGATTTATCACCTTGTGATAGACCATTATACGTTCCGGTTGGATAATAACCAGGAATATAGGGCATGCGTTTAAATTCTTTAACAAGCTCACAGTAACTATAATTAACAAGATTAGTTTGTTGTGTGAAAATAGCACGATCTTGCAAACAATAACGTCGCAAAAGGGTGCGCAAAGAAGCTACATTTTCACCAAAATTCATATGGTATCTATCAGCAGAAAGGGCAGTGGGTGCTCCCATAACTATAGCGTCAGGTAATAAATCAGTTTTTTCTTCACTCTGTAGAGGAAAGAAAGATGGTGTTTTACCCCCAACCTGAATAGAACCTTCAGGGTTGGCATACTCAAGGGTATCACCTCCCCTGATAAATGCAAAAGTATTGACATTGGATGAGGTGGGTGCTGTCAATGCAGTGTGAACGTAAATTGAAATAGTACCATTTGACACAGTGGCTTGATGAGTGGCAGAGCCAGCTGTGGTACCCCAATTAGCATTGGAGCTATCATCAGAATTACACCAAGCTGTGGGTTGGTGATAAGGTATAACCATATCAAAATCATCTTTTTCACCAATGTCCATGATGTGTGTGTAGACAGTATTTTCAGCTGGTTCAATAGTTGAAGAATTCGCTGAAAAAGGATCATAAACAATTTTGAGACGTCCTTTATGATATTTAGTTGTCACAAATTTAAATCTGAACACCAAATCACCCCTCCAATTCTGGAAAATTGTAGATAGATAAGCTACAGGCGTCATTGATAATTGTTTGCCAACAACAGCTGAAGAGGTATTAAGTACATCTTCAACATATAAAAGTGATGGAGAAACTCTAGCTGTAAACAAAAGCTTACCAATTGTATCAGACGTAGACCAAAGGAAGGAACCATATAAACTTTCTCGTTTTTTGAAATGAGCGATAGACAGTTCATCGGCACTACCCAATCCATGAATAGAAGGATCAATAGATAATTCTTGTTTGGGATCCAACGTTAACTTCTGAACACTGGTGCCAATGTGAGCAGAACTCAAATGAGGTGCATTAGCAGGTTGATAAGCGCAAACATTGTCAATAGTTGGGACATTAGTGAAACCAAACATCTGTGCAATTGATGATACAGCACTAGCACCAATTTCAGTTGCTCGTGCAAATTTACCAATGACTGGTACAGTTGACAACATTGAAGCTGTGGAAGCAAGAGCCGTTGCTGGAGCTGAAATAGGTCCATTCCCATATTCATCATTTTGCTCCTGACTCTGCAAAGCCAAAGTTGCTGTAGAACCCATAAGTTCCACATCAGACATCCAAGCATAAGTTCTAATAGTGACATTTGTTGTTGTTGAGGATATGGCTGTATCCAAACCATCAAAAATGTAATATATTAGTGCTCCGAAATTTTGGGTATCAAAAGCTGTCAAAGGTAACCAATTCCTATTGTATAGGAAGGGCAATTCCATATCACCACCAGCACTCTCTTGAGGTTGTAGGTAGATATGGGGCATCTGTGATAAGGGGATCATGGTAGCAAGATTACCAGATCCTGACTTCAAATTGATTTTGCTGGCCATTCTACCCAATAAGGGATTATAAGAAACGTTCATTAGACCATAAATGAATGGAGTACCATTCAAAATAATTTTAATGTGTAACTTGCCTCTTATGAAAGCAAAATTATCAATTTTCTTTTTGATAGCCGCAGAGTTTAAGAATAAATACCATGGTTGAATTGTTTGAGCTGGACCCTGTGATTGTGCAGTGGTCCAAGTGTAAGAATTTATGAGCGTAGGTCTTGCTAAAAACTTTCCCAAAGATAAATCTTCAGTAGAATCTACTAGAGCCACGACGTTTTCTGAAGTAGGTATGTTGTATGAAGTGCCAGCATTATTATCCATAAAAGACAATGTCTGAGATTTCATAACATCATCAGTGGCGAGGGAGGTTTTTGCTCCACCCACACCTTCATCAGATACTTCTTCAGATTGCAATTTTAATTTCAAAAAATTGCGAAAAGATGGAATTTCATGCATAGACCAGGAGTAGCATTCCAATTCTACTCCCGTTCTCTCACTACTTTCGGAGAGTGAGTTATCGACTTCGGTTATATCTGTAAAGTTCGTTTTTATATTTTTGTTAAGTCTGTTTATAGTGTGCTAACGATCGACCCGGACCGTTAGCAACGACTGGCTATTTGCTCAGACGCCTTCCAAAACCTATCTTTGAGGGTTAGCCAGTCTGGAAGTGTCGTTGCGAGCACATAGGGTTTAAATTCATCCCTATCCAGAATCTTTCTGAAGAAACCATGATGTTTCTCAAAAAATTCTCTGCCGTGGAAAAAGAATTCCACGTTTGCACTGCTAATGATATTAACCATTTGTTCTTCTGAACATATAGTTTTGGAGGGAACTCCTATCATTAGACTTTTAAAAATGGAATCAAGTTGAAGGGGGCACAAAAATGCACCAACTTCATCATCCCATTTCCATGTTCGTTTTAGGAAATTGCATTCCTGCAAATTACAATAAGGTTTGGATATAGTTTTTTTATCTGCCATGGTATATTCCACCCCTATTGTTCCTAAGACATGTTGTATTGAAGTATGGTTGAACCACGGAGCACCAACACTAACTCCCATGATATTGTCATCACCATATGTAAAAAGATTGACATCACGTTTGAAAGTGGCACATGTTTTAGATGGATTCAAGATTGTGTAACTATAGCGCATATATAATGAATTAACCAAAGAATTGACAATAACGGTGAGAGGATGTCCTGATGGTTCAGTACCAAAGAAACCCACCAAATCACCATTAAGGTTAACTATAGAAAATGCTATATCATAACCAATGGTCGCAATTTGCAATAATTCACTTTCATCAAAACCAGCTTCACGATGAATATTAATCATAATCTCAAAGGAAGCCAATATAATATCAGCTATCATACGTTTATCATACTTGCCATAATCACCAGCAATAATACGATCATCTCCGTGTTTGGTGAGATACTTGTGAATCTCACCCCATTCTGTTGATTGACACACCGTTCCTGGCCCAGCTTCAAATATGAGCTTATTCTTCTGCACCAAACGCACAAATGAAAGTAAGCGCGAACGTACCACAAGAGACCAATCGATTGGTGCACCAGTGAATAAACGAGTTTTCTTCAAGGCAATCTTTTCCAATGCAGTAGCCTCATCTTTCAAATGACCGGTGAAGATTGGAAATGCTCGTTGTCCGACTTCATAGCGACCAATAATGGCCTCATAACGCCACCAAATTTCATTGGTGAACGTAATTTCATCCATGTTGTCCGGATTATTCGTGGAACGAACATACTTCTTCTTTGAAGTGTTCCACGGAAAACCCATGGAACTAGAAACATTGATACGATCTAAAAATGGAACACCAGGTATACCATTTATGGTCTCAATGCGATTCAAGAAAAATAACTCATCTTTCCACCCTGGGGGCAAAGAAATCAAGATATCTTTGGTAAATTCATTTACACAATGTTTAAGTATAGATGAATCAATCACTATTGGTGGTTGAACCATTTCAACAACATTCTTTCTCCAAGGTTCCCAACCAGCCATAGCTGGTTGTCCATAATTATTTACTATATTAAAATGAGTTTTAAACTCATCTGATAATATAGTCTCACGGACAGTGCTTTTGGGCAAAACACGGGGTATGTTCAAAGAACCATATATTTCAGCTGTGCCTTTCTCAATATACCTAAATACGCTCTTGTGGTGAAGAGAAACAATAGGTATAGGGTGATCACCAGAAGCTTCCATACTCATGTCAGGGCCATAACTGCCTTGTATATTGTATGGTAAGATACATTGTTTGTTCAATTCAGTGATCATATCTATAAGACTTGATTTTTCTATATGAACAAATCCTGCTTGAAAACCCTCCCCAAAAGTGTGCATGCCGGCAATAACAGGTCCACGCGGTCCATGATTCACAAGCATACTTCCACAGTCACCTGCTTTTGTAACATATTGTGAATGGGCCATGTAGGCATTCAAACTGCGGTCTAAGGCATGCAAATGCATATTATGACGGGCTACGAGTGCTCGTTCAACACGAAGAGTGCAACATCCATCACCTGTTCTTTGAAGAACAACAGCTTTGGAAATATTGCCAAAAGATGAACCCCAATATTTGAGTATATCTTTCTTAGGCGGAAGTGAATTAGCTTTAAAGATAGCACCGTCAATTGCAAAATCTCGGACTATATCCTTACTAGTCAAACGCATTCGCAAATTACCATTCACACCCGTAACAGTCAATCCCGCTATGATATCAATGGTAAATTCATCGATATCCGTTGGTAAGGAGTGGTTGTTAACAAGTATAATATTGTTTGTTAAAATAATTCCTCCCGTGTTAATGATTTTCGGTAAGCCCATACGTTTATAACGAATATTGAGCCTAACAATATTTTTAGAATAAAGTTCCCTAATTTCTTCAGCAGTTAAATGTGATTTACACAAAGCAGCGTGGGGCACTTCAAAAGTGGCTGTTTCCACATTGGAATTATACCACACATTGGAGCGTTCTTCACGCGCTACCTTAGCTTTTAAGGCCTCAAATCTATCAACTTCACCTTGCATTACATAGTCATCGTAACCAGGATCAACTTGATAATCATCTTCTGGTATAGTTTCCTCTTCACCTTTCTTCCTAGGTGCGAGGGTATGTTTTAGAAAAAGTACGACTAGACCCAGTGTTGCTACAAAGAATAACCACTGTTTGTTATCACATATGCGTTTAGCAAAACTACTTTGAACCCGTATAAAATTAGACCGAGAATAGTATTTACTAAGGTAACGTGTTGTAACATACCGGATCAACTTGTATCTTCCAAGATACATGTTCACACGTATAAAATAATCACAAGCAGCTAAAGCCATCCAAAAACGCCACCACGATCCAGTAACGGCGCCTATCATAAAGGCATAAACACGCCACCAGAAAAATTCTTGGCTCTTGGATTGAAGCTCCATAACACATTGACAATGCTTGATAACCATACAACACGAGGGACATACAAACAATTTCTTCATTTGTTTGTCACAGGCATCACTCTTTTCTTGGTTAGCAAGGTGTGCCAGACTGGCAGTGCCAAAATGTTTGAGAAATTTGTTTATATCATCAAACGTTTCAACAATTTCAAGTTTGGCAAGTTCACGTTGACCATCAAAGAAAGGAACAACCTTAGATACAGTAATAATCCAGTAATCTGGAAAATCACTAATAATGGGATCCATCTTTATGGGATCTATAAACCTTCCATTTTCATGCACATATTGAGGTTTTGGTTTGACTTCGATCACATAAGGCAATCTCCGACACACTGCAAGTGGACACCAAAAGTATTCATGAGCATTTAAATCAGCTGCATTAGTTGTTGCTACAACTAGCTGAGCCAAAACAGGAGTTCTACCCTTGTCCTCTAAAGCTGCTTGAGGGGGAACATAGGGAACGTTATTTACAACATTCAAAAGTTCCATTAAAGTGGGATCAGCTGTGTTGCTCTTCCCGGGGTGTAAAAAGGCTATATCATCCAATTGAACACACCATTTTGATGTGTCAAAATTGCTCCAATACTCATCCGCTGGGTTACGTACATACCTATAGTGATCATCACTGGCAAGGTTATGTAGTGCGGCATAATAATAATACAACATTTTTGAAAAAGTGGATTTGGCTACTGATGAGTTACCATGAACTAAGACTCCAAAGGGGGCCTTTCGTTCCTTCATCGCACTCCTACGTGTCAACTCTGCACTCTCCACCATTTTGAGAGACAATAATTTTTTATGCATTAATGCGTAAGTATAACCATTGTTTTTCTCAATAAAACGGGTATAAGTGTTCCCCTTATCAATGGAATCTTTTAATTCCGATATATACTCGAAATAAGACATACCATGTGGAGTAAGGTTGGCGGTGTAGGGTGCAAGACTAATAAGTTTATCAGTAGTGGTGAACCAATCTTCATAATTAGAGGCTGAATTGCCCCATATATTAATGTCACCTGTTACCTTAAATTCAAACAATTTTTCACAAATGAATAGTGTAGTCTCACAGACACACAAGAACATTTCCTTCTTATTAGAATAGGCATTCAAGTACATTTTCTTTTCCATACGTGAATATTCATCATCATTAAGAGAAAATCCAAATCTCTCCAAAAATCCATGTACAAGTAAATACGAGTAAATGTTAATGATTCTTTTAGTGAAAGGATTCTCCTTCATGTGTTCAACACCATCAAATCCTTTGCGTAATGTTTTGAGTATTTCACCCATATTATCATCACTTTGCAAATTAATGATGGCTGAATTGTTGATGAATTCCTTAGTAGCTGATTTCCCTGTAAAGGTATGAAAAGCTGTTAAGGTAAGCATCATATAGTCAGCGTAGGTATCACATTTTTTGTACCAGTAACTAACTGATACAAGTTTCTCGAACTGCGAAGTAAGCCATATGATAGTCTCTTTCTGAGACTCGCTTACATACGGCAGCATATTGTTTAATTTTTCTAAAATATCAGTGTAATCAAGACTAGAAATAAGTTCATCAGAAGACTGCAACTTAAATTCATGTGAAGATTGAACACTGTTTTTAGCTCGTCGCGAGTGTCCAAACAGTAAAGACTGTTCGGCACAAGATCGTTCATCCACATAAGTGGAATATTGCAAAACATAAGAAACAAACTTTTCAATAAGTTTGTTCATGTTGAGTAGGGTAAAGAAAGAAAAAATAACGGCAAAATAAATTGGTTGTATCTGTTTCTTTCTGTGCAGTATTATTTCTCCCGTGCTTTGGGATATCTAATGTTAAAGAGTTTCGATTCTCCGTACTTGGCTTTCACATGTACTGTAAATTGCTACCCTCATAGAAGGCTTACTCTATCAGGCACTCATTCCTCGGCATCAATTAGCTGTAAATGCAGCCAAGATACCTGGTACGCGTCGGCCATATAGACTCGGATAGGCGCGATATCTTGTTAGCCATCAATTTGGGCGGCGTAAAGCCATTCCCAATACTTAAGTAACAAAAGCGTAATGCTCAAATGAATTTAATAATATACAAATATTTAAAACATAAATTAATTTTTATTTTCTTTATGGAGCTTATATACAACATTTTTTATTTAAATTAAATAAATAATTCATACATAACAATATAGAAGAATATACATATAAAGGCTGGGTTAGTATTCAACTCATACCTGAGTAAACTTTTATTTAAGATGGTGATCAAGTGTGTAAGAAGAAGCACACTATATGGGCAAGAATGACAAGATGATCAAGAAGTATATCGTTATATAAGTAATCGATCATATACTGTGATATAATGTCAAAATGCGACAAAGCATCGATACATATATCAAAAATGAATATTACTAATCGTAGTGTACGAATGATACCTTCTTAAGTACCACGACACTCTCTAAATAGAAAATATTATAAATGATAAATAAAAGATATTTTGCAGACTGTGTTTGATCAAAAAACAATCCTAGCTAGTAAAAC